TTAAAGGTCACAGTAAATTGAGAACCGGTCACTGTTCCCATCTCGATATAGTCACCGCTTGCAAGATTCATCGCATTGATACCAATACTAGGTAAATAAGCGTTTGTTCCTCCTAAGCTACCTGTTCCTGTAAAGAAATTTTTAGCGAAATTAACTGTTTTACTACCTGCCCCAGACGCAACCGCCCCGGTGCTTTGTTCTTGTCTTCTTTGAAGTGTGGCCGTATAGCCCAATTCATCAACAAGAATATTTTCATCTGTATTAGTACTTGTAAGTATCGTTTTAAAATCAAAGCCTCGGCCTGTAAATGTTCCATTAATAAACTCTTTCCAACCTGACCAACTAGCCCCGCCAGAAGCCGGATCATCATCAGTAGACCTTAAATATAATCTTGCGTCTACATTTAATATTGCTGCCCCGTCCCAATCATTGATTGCGTCAACATCAGCCACCGCGTCGAAATCATCAGCAGGCAAATAAGCCCTAGTGACAAAATGACGTTTTAAATCAAGTGAGAATTTAGCGCCTAAATCTAATTTATTGGCAAAAGTATATGTTCCCTCAGAATCAACGCCCGTTGAAATATCAAAATCTGCCATCGCGTCAACATCAGCAACCGTATCGAATAATGAGGTGCCTTGTAGCGTTAAAGCATCTAAATCTTCTTCGTAATAAGTGTCTGAATTAGTTCCTTGGAATGGTGGCGAATCACTATCTTCTCGTCTTGTTTGAACAGCCAAAGCACCTATTGGATCAGGAAGATCAATAACAATTGAAGTAGCGCTTGATATTCTGCCGCCTGAGTCTTCAAAGGCTAAAAATATTTCACCTTCAACCATTGGGATTGTTGCTTCTGTTTGGCTTCCAGCTTTTGCAGCAATAAGCGTTACAGCGTTTGAAAATGTTGCTGTTCCATCGGTTTTATTTGAATGCCTAAATACACATTTACCACCTAATTTCACGTCAAGATCGGTTGATTGATCCCAAGTCAAACGCCCTGTATTTGCATTAATTGCTTCAAAGAAAAGATTAGTTGGTGCGCTCGGTACTGCTGTTTTCCCTACGGCTGTATAAGTTAATTCACTTGGAACAGTAGAAGGAATACCAACGCCATTAATTGAAAACACCCTTACTTCATATTCACCC